GGGTCTACGTCTGCTACCCTCTGTCTGTGACTCGAAATTAATTCAGCAGACCCTAATTATGAAAAAGAAAGTAGTGAACATCGCGCTTGACTTGGAGACATTGTCAAGACGTTCTACGGCTGCTATCATCGGTATTGCAGCCAAAGCGTTCAGCCTTGGTGAGAGTAAGGTTACTGGAGAGAAGACGGAGTTCTTCAGGGCTGTTGATGGTACATCGTGTGCGATGTACGGCTTTGACATCGACCAAGCGACAGTAGATTGGTGGAGTAAGAAGCCCGAAGAGGCGAAGGAACAATTCTCGTACACTTCAAACGTGAAATACGTACTCATGTACCTGACGGACTTCATCAAAGAAGTAAAAGCTGAGAATGGTGCGGACGAAGTGGTCATTTGGTGTCAAGGAACAGATTTTGACATTTCTATCCTTCGCAACGCTTACGTTGTTGTCAATAAGGACAGAGAAGAGAAAAATTTACCATGGAAGTATCTCAATGTCCGTGACAGCCGCACGTTCATCTATGAAGGTGTCCGCCTTATAGACCCTACTGTTGAGGATCCGTATTCTATCATCCCTCATTCTGATGGTTGGGTGGAGCATGACGCAATGTCTGATTGTCGCCAGCTCATACACAACGTAACCTGGGTGAACGACAAAATCAGCGAGCTGCTGACTGCTAACAAGTCAAAAGAAAATGCCGATGAAACAGCCGAGCAAGTTTAAAGGCAAGGCGATATATGAGCCCAGTGGTGCAGCTTACGAGTACTGCCACTGGGCTTGTAACTTATACAATGGTTGCAGCAATACTTGCAGCTATTGCTATAATCGCCATGGGATTACGTCCGCAATACTTGGTGTTGAAACGGTGTCATTGAAGAAGAGCCTCATCGATGAGAAGACGGCGTTTGCCATTTTCGAGAAAGAACTTGTTCAAGCGAAAAAGCTGATGAAGCCTACCGACTCGCTCTTCTTTTCGTTTGTCAGTGACCCAATGTTGCCAGAGACGCGTGACCTTACCACGATGTGCGTGGAGCATGCCCTTGAAGAAGGTGTGAAGGTGCAGGTGCTTACCAAGTGCACGGACTGGGTGTTTCTCCCTCGCTACACGAAAGAATTGCAACTTTTTGCTGACAGCATAGCAATAGGCTTTACCCTTACCGGCATGGAGTCAATGGAAAGCTATTGCCGAAACAACACAGCCCAACGCATCAAGGCTATGGAGAAGCTGAAAAAACTCGGCATCAAGACATTTGCCAGTATTGAACCGGTTGTTGATATAAACAAGGCTGTGAATGTTGTACGGAAAGCGAAGCCATATTGTGATTTCTTCAAGGTAGGACTCGTTACCAAAATGGGAGTTAAATTCTCCAAGGAGCAGGTTGAGGAGCTTGTGGCCAAGGTTCAATTCTATGTAGGAGGTGAGACGCCTATCTATTGGAAAAAGAGCATCCGCGATATTGTCGGTGACAAGCTTGTTGACTCTTGGGAAAACTCCGTACCATCCGACTACGATTTGTTTAACCCTGTAACAACAAAACGATGACACAGAAGCAAAAGAACATACTTGGAAATGCGTGGCGAATAGCGCTTATCGTTGCCATTTTAGCGATGGCTATATATGGAGCTGTCAATGGCAAGACAAAGATGTGCCACTCATGTTACCGCAACTTTCGTGAAACATACTTGCCAGACACAACCAAGGTTTGCCCATTCTGTGGGTACAAGTTTGTCAATGTCGAAAGCGTCCATAAGTGACAACCTAACTACTTGATATTCAGTGAAATAAATTTGCAAATAAGATAAACTTTTCTTGTTAAATACTTGCATATTTGATAACTTTTGATTATCTTTGCATTAGCAAATAAGATAAAAAGGTAATCACTTAAAATTCTAAACATTATGGCAAGTTCAGCAAATAACAATTCAGTGAGAATTAACAAGAGTATGGTAATGAAGGCTGCTTGGGAGACGCTTCGCAGACACAAGGCGATGAGCTTCTCTGAAGCCCTCCGCAAAGCATGGCACGCTTACAAGCTCAAGGCTCAGATGGCTCTTGGAGTTGTTCGCTTTGTGTTCAGAAAGACCAATGGCGAACTCAGAAATGCAGTCGGAACCCTTGCAAAGAACCTCTATCAGTACGAGGTGAAAGGCACTGGCCATGCAGCTCCTGCTTGTACCATCCGCTATTGGGATTTGGAGAAGAACGCTTTCCGTTCCTTTTGCGTAGATTCGTTACTCTAATGTCTAATCGAGAGCCCGAGCATCCTTTAGCTCGGCTCTCTTCTAAAAAAACAAGAAATATGCAATCACCTTTCACAATTGAAGAAAAAGAATTTGCGAGAAACATCAAGCGTCTTGCAAATGGAGTAGAGCGACTTATCCAACTGCTTGAAGAGTCTGGCATCACAAAAAATCCAAGATAACCATGATGTACCGAGGTTATAAAATCGAGCGTATAAACCCTGCTACCAGTGGTAATTGGGGAAACAAGTGGGGTGTTTTTGTTGAAGTGCATGAGCATGATGGCAGAGTGCACTGGCAGCAGACCTATGGGGCAAGAACTGTTGAGGAATGTAAACAAGGAATCCGCTGCCATTTTGGACGACTATAAAAATTAAAAGTTATGATAGAAAAAGACAAAGTGAAAGAGCTTGCCGAAGAGCTAAGACGTTTTATTGGCAATATGGAAGATGCAAGTTCATGCGAGGTAGTGGAAGAAGTTGGCGAATTGCCTGCAATAAAAGTCGTTCCTGGACCAAAAAATACGACAGGAACGTTCTTCTTCGGAACGGAGGTCGTAGACTTCTGCCGAGGAAGAGGACTTACCTTTTGGATAGGTGCCGAAATGTCCGGTGGATATCCATACGCTTACGCATATATTTACTAATCACAATTTTAGAATATGGAAAAACTTTCATTTATGAACTGTCATAGAGTGGTTCAAGTATGCGAAGCTGGTGCTGCCGAGAACGTATATGACTTTCAGCCATACGCAAGAAAAGAGCGAGGTACTGGAATGTTTGACCAGCAATATCATCGCCTAACAAACGTGAATACAAAAGAGGATATTTATATCTCGGTAAATGCAACTGCAGTAATGGGGAAATATGAGGTGACAAAGTTTAACGACAAGCGACACCTCGGAGATCTCTACCAAACAGCTATCTCGGCTCATAACTGGTCCTCGATGGATCCGGAACGTGCAGCAAAGGTTGAAATGGTATCTTACGAAGAAGGGCTTAATGCAGACCTTGCTAATATTCCTACGGAGAAGCAAGAAGAATACTATAACAAATATCATTCTTGGGTGTCTACGATTCTTGCCAGGGAAAGCCGTATAGCAAGTGCTTTTGTTACCGGACCTGCAAAGTTCAACAACTCAAAGAATGAAAAAGCCAACGCTTCATATGTGAAAGCGTGTGAGGACTTCTCCGCTTGGCGAGAAAGGACATTGAAATCAATCCGCAAAGCATTGGAGGATGCGAAGCCTCTTGAACAACGTGAGGACGAACGTTGGGAAAAAATTCGTCACGACCTTGACTTCACCGCAAATTCTATACGCGACATTGACGAGAACAATGCTCCGTATCATCGCAGTCTATTCGTGAACTCTCTGTACGGCAAGGCTGAAACGCTTGCCAAGAACGGTGAAAAGACCCTGCTTGACAGATATATTAAGCGAGTTGTAGAATGGAACGATAAATTGAAGAAGCCGCTTATTACACAGCGTCACAAGTTTTGGAAGCTCCAGGAATTATGTGAACGATGTGTAGAGAAAGCAGAAGCTCGTTCGGAAAAGGAGAGCGTGACCATCGAGAAGGAAGGCTGTAGCATCGTTAAAAACTTCTCTCTTGACCGCCTTCAGTTAGTTTTTGACGGAAAGCCAAAGGCTGAGGTCATAAGCAAGCTCAAGAGTAACGGCTTTAGGTGGTCTCCGTCAAATACAGCATGGCAGCGCCAGCTGACAAGTAACGCCCTATATGCAGCAGCAAGGGTTGTTGATGTTACCGTGGAAGAGCTTAGAAAAGCGCAGTAGTCAACGAAAAGGCATCCGTCCGTTCCTTGGATAAATGCCTTTTTCATACTCGTTGGATGGGTGAGGAAAATTTGCAAATAAGATAAATTTTCCTTGTTAAATACTTGCATATTTGATAAATTATCACTATCTTTGTAATGCAAATAAGATAAACAGGTAATCACCAATTAAAAGCAAATAAGATATGATACTTACACAGCAAACATTGAATGCCATCAGCGCATCTATTGAGAATGCAGAGTTAGAAGACGGTTGGTCAAGCGAGATTGAGGACGAAATCGAGCAGGACAAAATTGTAATCTTCATAACCTACAAGGTATGTGGAAACTACGTTGAGGAGTACGACTACCATTCAGAGGTGCCGTACAACTGCTACGAGAATGTGTCCCACACCGATTTTGAAGATGCCGAGATATTGAGCATCGAGGCGTTCGACGAGGATGGCGAAGAGGTCGCAATCGAGAATTTGAACGAGGTGGAGTATTATAATTAAGACAAGACTATGGAAATCAGAGTAAACATCCCACAAAACGACTACATCCAACCGACAGAAGTTCGGGAGGATGTAGTACAGAAAATCTGCGATATATTCCTCGACAATCGCGCAGGGTATTATCACAACATCTTCCACCCAGTGAATGACGGAGGCTATCGTGTGAGAACGCTTGGTTTGCGTATTCACAAGAAAAGTGGTAGGGCTTATGAGTTTGACCACAAGGCTTTGTTTGACAGCGATGATTTTGTGAAAATCCATGGTTGCGAAATGGAAGCCGCTTTTCAAGCTCTCATAAAGGCTGGCTACCACATGTACAGAGTTTATGAATATGGCTCATGGATGGGGTATGTCTGTGACAAGAAACCACATTACGAAGGAAATACCGAAGTGTTTGAATTCAACGATTTTATTGACTAAAAAAACAAATACGCTATGACAAGTTTAGAAATGGTACAGTATAAGCGTACCGACGATATGGATAGTTTGTATCTGATGCTTGCAAATGAGAGTTCTATCTATGAACTTTGGCACGATACAGCAACTCGCTTGGCAAGAAGAGTTATTGCCGGCAAGGAAATGAATTACGACGAGTTAGCAGCCGAATACGGCAAGAAGATAGCCCCATCACTCGAAAGACTCAGCATCCGTCACCATAAAGTTTGTGGAGAGTGGCTGAAGGTTACCGATGAACAAAAGAGAATATTAGCGTGGCAGTGGTTCTATAATGACATCATGGAAACTGTCTTATTCCTTAGACAAGAACTTAACAAGAAATAACTATGAAATACGAAGATTGGAGAAAACAGCGACAGGACAGTTTCAGCAAATTGCCGTTAAAGGCAGCCTTTAGCCAGAAGCAGTTTGAAGAAATGATGTCGGAGTGGGGACTGACAACAAGCGAGGAAGATTTGCAGAAATTGCAACCCCTTGGAGGTGGTGCTTATTGTCTGAAGACTGACTATCACTTGTTTATCGAATGGACTGAGGAGCAAGACAGACAGCAAAAGGAGTTTTTGTCCGATGAGGAGCAGTTAAAGGACGCTCTGATATACGAGTTTGGAAACCATGAGTGCGGTTACACTATGGATCCGAAAGAAGCGGTTCGTGAGCTCTTTGATGATAAGGAAGCAAAGAGAAATGAGCTGTTAAAGAAAGTCCTTCCTATCGCATGGAAGGAATATCTTGAGAAATGCGATGATTACTAATTATCATATTTGACTGTGGTGGCTGCTCGTCCGTGAGGATAGGCAGCTTTTTTAATGCCACAAGGCACTGGTACACAACGAAATAAACTTGCAAATAAGATAAACTTTTCTTGCTAAATACTTGCATATATGATAATAAATCACTATCTTTGTAATGCAAATAAGATAAATAAGTAATCACTTAAAATTCTAAACATTATGGCAACTTTTAAGAATATCCTTACCCAAAAGGGTCTTACCGAGAACGAAGTTAAGAACATTGAGCGTGAAATCAAGCTCGATACCTATGCAAGTATCTTCAACCAGTATATGAAGGAAGGAGAGAGCAATTCACTTAGCGATGCCATTCCGCAGCGTATGCTCTCCCTTATCAAGGTTGAGTTCGATGATGAGCGCGAAATGGCAGAATGGGAAAATGGAAACCTTTTCTTTGATGCTACAGACTTGGAGCTGGCAATTGCCTATGTAAGAAAGAATGTCGATATGGAGCGTGTGGAGAGAGTCCGTTCGGTCCTCGCTTCAAACAATATGGAATTTGATGATGTGGACGAGGATCTGTCAGATGAAATCTACGACCTCATGGAGGAGTATGGCGCAGACCACGACCTCGCAGAAGGTTGGTGGGAGTACGAGGGAACAACCGAAGATATACTGAAGGAACTTTAATATCGGCAATTATGGAAACGATAAATGCATACCCAACACTGGAAGTAGAAAGATACAATCTTACGCGAGCAGACTTGCGCACCAAAGGATTGAACCTATATATCATCGTGGAGCGTGACCACAATTATTATGACGACTCAGATACAAACTTTCTGTATTTTGATGCTGACGACAATCGCCTGAAGACTGGTCAGTGGACAACAAGAGGGTATTGTGGTGACTTTTATTATGACTATCCTCGTATTACGGAAGCCGACGACAATATTAAAAATAATGCTCTTGTTGCAATGCGAGACTATGCAAAAAGTGCATCAACACCATCGAGCCTGACCACAATGTGGTGGAGAGATTATGATATAGAGGAGTTCGGAATTCCATGTGATGTATCGGGAGGCCGTAAATATCAAGGAGAAGGAGTTTTGGTAAAGCTTTACAAACATACCAGTTACTACAGAACATCGGAAAGCGTTTCTGTATGGACCGGCGAGAAGATGGAATTTGTCAATCCTCGTTTCGTGAAAGTCGACACGGACTTGGTTCTCTCCAAGATGTACGAGGCTCTTGACGGAATGTCATTTGATGAGCTATACAAGTTCTTCAATGAGTTCTATGACTCTCGTTATGATAGTCCAACAACATTGATGTTAGAGAGAATATGTCCGATAGTACCTACGAACCGACCTACACTCGAAGACAAGCGTAGAAACCTGCGAGAATGGGTCGCAGACAAGTTCAGCGGCAAGACTCCGGAAGAGCAAGAGAAAATAACACATTGTATCATGATGAAGAAATATGGAAAGGACACAATATGAAACTAATATTGACAGACACAAATAAAGGGTATTCATGGAGTAACAGAAACAGATATTATCTATGTGAAACACAGGAGGAGTATGACGAGCTCGTGGAGAAATACAAAGGTCACGAAAACTATCAAAAGGTTTATATGTTTGGGTGCTATCGTGAGGTGGCAAACTCCACGCAAGTACAGATAGGTGTGGGCATCCATTGCCGACCACATACAGAAGTGAGCGATGGTTATGCTGTTCATGGTGGTCACACTTTGGATGCGGAGGGAATAACTGTCAGTTATAGAAATGGAACGTCGTCTATGGACTACACATCATACGAGCACTATATAAAACCAGGAACTATCAAGGTAGACAAAACGGCAAAAATAGAAAGTTGGTGGGTATGAACAAAAGAAATTTAACTCCAGCACCGATTGACAACAAGAATATTCTCGAAGATTTTGCCGACACAATTGTCAGCGAGTTCGATGACGGAATAGCGGAGCGCCAAACATTTTGGCGAGACAGGTGTTTGTATCTTGTTGATTACGCCTTCGGCACCAACAGCGGAACTGTCAGGTGCGTATATGGTAATCCAACTGACCTTGACATCTTAAAGTTAAGGGATGAATTGTTCAGATACCTTAACTGTGAAGATGACAGAAACACAAGCTGCTGTGAATTGGAGGTGAGCGAGAAAGATATACGCTTTGCTTTCTATTGGAGAGAAGAATAAAGATTTATAGTTTAGTTTTTTTAAGTGTAGAGGGACGGGCAAATTTGCGGCTCGCCCCTCTTTTTTATTGGCAAAAACGCATCTATTTACTGAACGAGAGCGTTCACCACTATTTGATAACCTCAGACGAACGTACAACTTATTATAACTTACCTTTGCTATTGACAAAACAAAACTGCCTCATTTCTGCTGTGAGGCACGATTAATAACCCACAAGTAAGAAATGGCAAAATTAAGAATTTACAACGAAATTGTCAACGAGGAAGACAAGGTGTTCTTGCAAGACTGGTGCGGCACGGACGGTCTTTGCTACAAGGATATTCCCGAGTTCCTCGACTCCATGGAGGAAGGTGACAATGAGATAGACATCAGGCTTCACTGCCCTGGCGGAGATTGCATTGAAGGCTGGGCTATCTATGACGCTTTGCGTAACTCCGGAAAGACAATCTCTGCGACCATCGAGGGCGAGTGCTCCTCTATGGCTACGATTATTCTCCTTGCCGCTCCCAAGGAACGGAGATTTGGCTTCGAGAATGCAAGAATGTGTATTCACAACCCTGCAGTTGCATGGCTTGACCTATGGGCGAGCGATAGACTCACGGCAGATGAGATTATCAAGCTCAAAGCCAAGCTGACAGCACAGGAAACCTCTCTTCTCGAGGAGCAGAACAAAATCCTTGACCTTTACGTTGAACGTACCGGCTCTGACCGAGGCGAGCTACAAGCGTTGATGAACGAGGATAAGTATGTTGACATGAGTCGTGCGGCAGAGCTTGGCTTTATTAGTTCAACACTTGCTCCCAATACAGACAACAAGAAAAAACATAAATCATCAAAATCAAACAAAATGGCAAAAGAACAGATTAAGATTGAGAGTCGACTTTTCAAGAAAATCCTCTCATTGGCTGGTATCGCCAAGATTGAGGACGTGCAGATCCTCGACCAGAAGGTTACCGCTGCAGACGGTACAGAGTTTACGGTAGAGCGTGAGGATGGAGACCCGCAGGTGGGCGACAAGGCTTATCCAAATGGAACTTACGTTCTTGAGGATGGCACTACTATCGTTGTCGCGGACGAGACTATTGAGTCTATCACACCAGCAGGAGAAGGTGATGGTGACGGTGACGGCAACAGCGACCTCAACGCAAAGGTAGATGACCTCACCAAGCAGGTGGCTGACCTTACAGAGAAAGTAAACACGCTTACCTCTGAGAAGGAAGCACTTGCGACCGACAAGGCTAATCTCGAGAGTAAGGTGTCTGCGCTTGAGGCAGAAGCCAAGACGGAAGACGAGAAGAACATTCTCGCAATCGTAAACAAGGCTGGCGGTAAATCCTGGCTTGAGAGTCTAAAGGACATGTCCTCAACATTCACCGCTAACAACCGCAAGTTTGTGGCTCATGGCGATAACAAGAATGACCCGCAGGGCGAGACTCGTGCCCAGCGTATGCTCCGTGAGCAGCGTGAGCGTCAGGAGGCTAAGCGCAAGGCAAAGAAGTAACCAACAAGTTTAACAAAAATAAGAATAATATATGAAAACGATTGACTTTAGCAAGTTTACAGTCGATAATGGAGCGATTCGTGACCTTAACGAACTGATCTTCACTTCGATTTTCAACGACCCTGACCTTGAGCGCACCTGTACCCCAGTAACAGAAATTACCAATGGTCAGAAGTTTGGTCTGCTCGACTCAATGGGTGATGTCGGTACTCCTGGTGGCAAGTGCGACCCTACCTACAGCAAAATCAGCATTACCGGCGTTGAGAAAACCTGGGATTTGGGCCGATGGAATATTCCAAAGAGCGTTTGCTACGAGGATCTGACCAACACCCTCGCAAAGTATGGCATGCATCCAGGCACTGAAGCCGGAGACATCACTGACACCGCTTATTTCGACAAGGTTCTTGAACCATTGCTTAAGAAGGCCATTACCGAAATGTTCTGGCGTCTGACTTGGTTTGGCGACAAGGAAGCAAAGAATGTATCTTCATCAGGTGTTGATACAACAGGTGGTGGCCACATTACTGATGCTATCAATCCAGAACTACTCAAACCTACAGACGGCTTTTGGAAGAGACTGCAGGCAATCATCGCAACTAATTCAAGCCAGCAGACAAGCATCGCTGCCAACAGCGCCGCGTCTAAGGAGTTGCAGAAGAAGAACATTCGCCAGTCGGGTGTCGCTATCGGCATTATTGACGACATGCTTACAGAAGCAGACTCTCGTATCTTCGACAAGCCGGACCATGCCATCATGATGACCAACTCGCTCTTCAAGGCTCTGCGCAATGACGTGGTTGACAAGTACGGCAAGACAACAATGCCTTTCGAGTTTGTTAGCTCGGGTATTGGTCTGTCAGAGTACGACGGTCATCAGATTATCGTGCTCGACATTTGGGACCGTCTCATCCGTAAGTTTGAGGATAACGGAACAACCCTCAACTGTCCGCACCGTGCCGTGTTCTGCTCACCAGGCAACCTCTTCGTTGGTACATCAGACAAGGACCGCATGGCTTCTCTTACTGTGGAGTTTGACAAGCGTAAGCGTGACAACTTCATCTTTGCAGAGTCTGACCTCGGTACCGTTATCGGCGAGGACGACCTCGTGCAGGTAGCTATCTAAGTATTAACAACTATGGAAGGGGGAGGTCTGTATCTTCCCCTTTTGTAGATTAAAAAACAATAAACATTATGGCAGAAACATGTGATTTTGCTCTCGCACAAGACATTTCTGTGAACTGCGAGAAACCGCAGCAGGCAGGTTTAAGAAACACTGGCTGGCTCGTCAACTACGACGATATTGACTGGGCTACACTTGCACAAACCGACAATGTTGTCTCCAAACTCGCCCTTGCGTCAGGTAGAGCTTATAAGGTGGTTGTTCCAGGAAAGACTCCTTTCACAGGAACGCAAACTGCTCTTACTACAGGAACTTACCTTAATAAGTTCACCAAGACGGCAGCTATCGTTGTTCTTAATTCGGGTCCTGATGTTTCGAAGAATGTTATCGATCAGCTCGCCAATGGACGCTTTGTGTTCATTTTTGAAAATAAGTACCGTGGCGCTGACGACAAGAACACCTTTGAGATTTACGGACTGGAACAGGGCTTGACGGCTTCTGAAATGACCAACGATAAGTACAGCGAGGACACCGATGGCGGTTGGGCTGTAACCCTTGTTGAGGAAGGTGCTCCAAGTAGCGGTATCTTCCTGTTTACTGAGTCTATCGCTGCAACTCGTGCAGCGTTAAAATCTCTTGAAACAGGCTCACACACAGAGTAAAGTATGGAAGATTACGGTGTGATTATGAGCCGACTGACTGAAATGAGGAGCCGTTACGATAGCGGCTTCTCATCATCAGACAGAAGCTATATCGAGCGACTTTACCGAATGTTGCTTGACAAACCGATAAGGAAGACCGGTTGCGCTGATTGCTACCGTGATGCCTACATCGAAGTATTCACTTATCTTAAAAGAACAGGAACAATGCCTACAAAACCAAATTATATTCTAAAGGCTGGTGTCATCGTGCACCCTAATGGAACAAACAAGTTTTATGCTAATGCGAATATCCCCGACGAGGTCGCAGAAAAGCGCCTTGCAGAATTTCCGGAATCAATCAACGACTTCTTGTCATATCCAAGTGACTATCTCATCCGCGTTGAAGCCCGTAAGAACGGCGAGGTGTCTGCTCCAACAGATGCCGAAGAGCTTTCAGCAGCATACAAAGAAGCTGTGGAAGCCGGCAAGAAAGCTACTGCGGAGTTGGCTGAAAAGACCGAAGAGGCAGCAGCTCTCAAAGAGAAGTTGGCTGCGACCGAGAATGAACTTGCATCCGTAAAAGAACAGCTTGCAGCTCTGCCTGAGACTTCTGGTTCTGATGATGACGGTACGCTCGCCATCGAGAATGAGACGCTTAAAGCCGACCTTGCTGCGGCAAACGAGGAGATTGCAGCATTAAAGAAGGAGTTGGAGGATGCAAAAACAACCACTTCAACAAAGAAGCGCACTGCAAAATCAGCGGAGTAAACCCATTTAACCCATTGTACTTATGAATATCAATAACGTAAGAAAACCAGCCAGACGAATTGACGTAAGCTATTGCTCTACGTTGAATATACAATCCTACGGAAGAGATAATCTCTATCCGCAAAAAATGCGTAGCCTTATCCGAAGCTCGCATACTGGAGGTGCTTGCTGTGAGCGTTATCAGACATTCATTGAGGGCAATGGGTTGAATAATACTGATTTTTCAGAGTATGTCTGTAATCGTGCAGGAGATACCGTAGATGATGTTTTCCGTCTTATCGCCCATGATATGGCAGAGTGTAACGGCTTTGCTCTCCATGTAAACTATAACGTTTTTGGCGAAATAGTGGAAGTTTCCCATATTCCTTTTGAAATGTGCCGATTGGAAGAGGAAACCGAGGACGGCAAGGTTATCTATGTGAATTACCATCCCGATTGGACTGGTCATAAGTCTCGAAAGGGAAAGATAATTCGAGTTACAAGAGAGAACGTAAAGAAAATCTATACGTTCAATCCGCGTAAAGAGGTTGTCATGGCTCAGATCATCAAAAGTGGTGGCATAGAAAACTACAAAGGGCAGATACTGTGGTTCTCAATGGACGGCAAATGGATATATCCACGCCCCATCTATGATAAGGTTGTGACTAACCTTTCAACTGATGAAGGACTTGACAATGTGAAATACCGCAATGTCAGAAACAACTTCCTGCTTGCAGGTATGCTCACGCATAAGAAAGGTTCTTCACTCGGAATTGACGAGAATGGTAACGAAATCAAAGACGAGAACGACAACTCTGCAAGCATCAGTGAGAGTCTTGACATCTTCCAAGGCGATGAAAATGCTTGTGCCATCATGGATGTCACCATTGAGTCGGATGAAGACAAGCCGGAGTTTACATCGTTTGAAGCACAGAACTTCGACTCCAAATTCAAGTGTACCGAAGAGAGTGTTACCAAGAGTATCTATATAGCCTTTGGCCAAGAGGTATTCTATAGAATTATCGAAGGCTCGCTTGGTTTCTCCACAGACATTATGTCTGAGGCTTTCCGATATTACAGCTCTTACACCAGTAGCCCCCGACGCGCCATCAGTCGTGCCCTAAAGCGCATCTTCGACAACTGGAAAGAGAATGTAAATCCATCGGATGATTATGAGATACAACCGCTTGTGTACCAAGGAAAATAAATTTATATGGAACATATATTACAACCTACTGACGTTCGCTCGCTCGGACGACCTATCGGAAAGGTTGCTGACGAGAAGCTAATGGCGTTTATCACTGAGGCAGAGCAGCTACATATAAAGCCTGTCCTCGGTGATGAGCTGTTCCTTAGAATTCTCGACAGCAACGAGAAAGACAACAATGAAATTGCAACACTTTTAAATGGCGGAACTTATAAGGATAAGAGAGACGGACTTCGCAGCTTCATGGGGCTCAAAGTTGCACTCTCTTATTTCGTTTATGCTCAAAACCTAATGTCGGGTGATATTGAGTCCACTCGCTTTGGGTCTGTGATGAAGAACGGGGATTTTTCCACGCACATATCATCAAAGGAGCGTTCTGACGCTTACAACAACGCTGTGGATGTGGCAAAAGCCTATCTTCGGGAGTGTGTCGAGTATTGCAAGGAAATCGGCCTTATAAAAGTGGTTGGAAGAGCAAAATACAATGTCGGTGGCGTTACAATCCGCAAAATCGGCAAGTAATAACCATTAGAAAGCAATAATCATGAATTTAACAGATATATCATCACTAAAGGGCAAGGTTGCCAATGGTGGAGCCACTTCGCAAGGCATTTTGACGAGCGAGAACTGGAATACGCTCGTTAGTGCCGTAGATGAGCTTCAAGGGGCCTCTATAGTTGCTGTTACGCCATCTGCAACCCCGACATCATCGTCAGTGAACGTGATTTTGCAGTTTCAGACGGGAAAAGGTAATCCAGTGCAGTGTCAGTTGGTAATTCCAGCGTCGAGCGAGGCTTCTGCCGGTGTTTTTACGCCAGCGCAGCTCAATTCGCTTAAAACGCTGATACAGACGGCTCAAAAAGCGGCCAACGCCAACACTACGAGTATCAACTCACTAAAAGGCACATTGGATTCTACAACAAAAGCGGCAAATGCATCTGCAAGGCTTGTAATTCCCGTGTTTTGCAACAATAGCATCACATTCGAGACCGAAGAGGCGTTCAAGGAACGTGGAATGGATGAGGAGAGTTATCAAATCCTCAAAAATGTGGAGTATGCAGCCAAAAAATATATTGCTTGGCACCACAAAACTGGCGAGACTATAAACATAGATACGCTTGCACTGCTAATAGTTAGTTCCGATGGAACGCCATCTGTTGTTACAGAGGAATTAACAGAAGAATTTAGAGAACTGCCGCAGCTTTACGAGCGTGTAACGACCGTGGAAAACATCAAGTATGTGTACAAGCTGTACGCGATTGTAGACTCGTCTAATACGCATGTGGTTATAAATGAGACTGGGATGCTGTATTACGATATAGCGACACAGGAGTTCTTCAAATATGTATACAGAAGACCGAAACCAGGGGCGGCTCTTGGATGGGTGAGAACAAAGGTTGAAGATGTGAACCTCGACGCTGTTTTTGTGTGCAAGGAGAAAATCTATGAATATAAGGACGGGGGAATGGTTGCTATAGGCTCTTCATTGGAGCTTGGAACGACCAATGGCACTGCCTACGAGGGCTCGAAAGGTGCTGCTCTTGAAAAGAGAGTAAAGAAACTTGAGGGCAATCCAGTCAGTCCTATTTATAACGTAACGGTGGAGGTGCCTCTTTCTGATGGCGCTTTCTATTCTTTGTATAATGCTGAGTACACAAACCTGTCTGCACTTCATGCTTCACTGCCTAAAGCAACGAAAGGTATGATATTGTCATTTGCTATTGCTAAAGGCAAATGGAAGACCTACCAGTACACATCTGAAAGCATTGAGAGAGAGGACTGGATAAACATCGACAACTGGCAGGACTTTGGCTCGCTTGCTGCAGGATCAGAAACGTACATAATCATTGATAGTCTTTGTGGTCCTCGTCAGACAACCGGCTCAGGCGGCAATCCGCTTCCGTATGACCTTGCAAGCGCCGTGCAAGCGTTGGCAGACTACGAGAAGGCAAGCCAGATTACATATCGTAAGCGTGGTCTTGTAATTTCTTATGTGATTGACGCAGACGGTACAAAGATGGAGACAAAGCAGTTCCAAGGTGCCGTCACGGACTTTATGAACCTTGAGTTTTGGAATGACTTCGGAGGCGGTGGCTCAAAAGTCGTTACATCGGACAACCTGGAAGTGAATGGCACTGATGCGTTCTCTACTGGTGGCGCAGCACGATATATCCCAGTATCGGGAAAATTTGAGAAGAACGAGGACGCTAACACTTTGAACCTACAGTTCTATGGAGCTGATGATGAAGAGCAGACAAACGACCCTCTTTTTGCCATCGAGAACATTCCCATGGGAGGCTCGGGCGGTGGAGGTCCTGTCGCCACTATCAACTTCACCATCGTAAACCAAAACAAGGTTATCGCAGTAAACAGCGAGTTTATCCTTCAGCTCGACATCGACACTGAGGATGAGGTGGACCAGATTGTCATCGCTGACAAGACTACTGGCACTGCGTTGAAAACTGTGAACGAGCCCAAGCCTTCGGGTGGTCTGTATAATGTAGACCTTTCGGAGTACTTTAAGAACGCTTCAAACCAGAAGTTCAGCATCACTGTAAAGTCCGGCTCTCTCTCGCTTACCAAATCCCTTACTATCCGTGCCGTGGATGTGTCGGTGGCAAGTGTGCAGACTCTCGGTTATACTGCCGATACCGTTTTGCGTGTTGGTGGTGGTCAGACATCTATCAATGTTTACAAGTTCCCAAACAACGTTTCGTCTATCAATGCGACCGTTGAGGTGTATTACAATGGCGAATGGAAGGTGTTCCAGGAAAAGACGATTACATCTACAGCCACACAATCTGTAGTCATAAATCCTCGTGACCTCTTCGGAAACGGAGAAGTTGCTTTGACGCATAGCGTTCTTCCTATTCGCGTCCATGGAGTGGAAGCTGACTCGGGTGTTGTGGGCAACTACCTATACACTGGACTATTCGTAATTGACGACAATGCTATACTACCGTTGATTCTGATGAACTGGACTTGCGATGGAGAGGAAGCCACCGTAAAGCTCTTGCAGTCCATTAGTGTGAATATTGCTATTTACGACCCGACAAAAGCTATGGGTTCGGCAAACTTCTTCGTCACGAACAGCAAGACTGGCACCAAGACCTTGCTGCGCTCAATCGAAACAAACCGCTCTATTGCCCAGACTCTAACCTACCGTGTGGAGAATGTGGAATATGACGGCTCGGTATCATTGTCAATAAGTGGAGAGAACGGCAACGCTTCAACTCTGCTGCCGATGAAGTTTACCGTGAACGGAACGTTGCTCGCTATCAGTAGTATGGGCAACGCGGCTCTTGACATCAACCTCCGCAGACGCAGCAATTCGGATGTTGATAAGTCTATCAAGTCGTCATTTGTCAATGCGAGTGGCCAGACAGAGACTTTTGAATTGAAGGTGTTTGGTTCAAACTATTCATCTAACGGCTTTGTGAAAGACTCATACGGCACATCACAGTACGGACAGGACAACGATCACGGCATCATGGCACTTCGTGTAGCAGAGGATGTGACGGCTTCGCTTGACTATCCTCTTTTCGCGAATCAAAACGTGGAGACAAACGGTTCTGCTTTCCAAATGACATTCCAAGTGAAGAACGTCATGGATGATGATGCGGTTCTGTTGAAGTGTTTTGACGGAACGGTTGGTTTGTATATCAATGGAGGAAGTATCATCTTCACCACCGTAGGTGCAAATCCAACTGAGGCAGCAAGCACCGACTCTACCTCTATCCGCGCCAACTATACACAGGGAGAAGTTATCACGCTTGCTCTTGTGTTTGAGAAAGCCGGTGCTTCACCAAAGGCTGGTGTCGCCCTTGTCAAGATGTACATCAATGGTGAGGATGTTGGAGCTTGCTATTACAATACGGGACGCAGCGCGACTTACTCTGAGGCGACATTTGAGTTTGATGGCAAGTTTGCAGACCTTTATATCTACGACATCATGGCGTGGCGTACATTCTCTGATGACTACCGAAAAGTGTGGGAGGAGTACCTGCTCAAACTGTCGGACACTTCGACAATGATTAACGAGTACGAGGAGAACAACAGTATTATGGCCACACAGCAGATTACCGAGGAACCCACGCAGCTAATTGCAGCCAGCGGCAATCGTGTTCATGTGGAGACTGGTAACTACGAGCGTCCACAAGCCAACGCCCTCTTCAATATCGGTATACCGTATTTCGTCATCACGGCCAACCAAGAGGTCATCGATGCAGAAGGCTATACTTATGCAGACGAGAAGAATGGAGGCAATTTCCCTTCATGGTTGGAGTCAAGAACATCGGATAAGAAATCCACAATCTATGTGGACGTATATGCGTATTTCCCCGACAGACCTTGGCAAAACTTCGTAGCTTACAAGGTTCCGATTACCAACCAGGGAACAACCTCGTCAAAGCGTCCTATTAAGAACGTAAAGATGAAGTTCAAGAAAGCAAAGTCGATGGAGTTGCTGCATAAGCGCTCCGACTTTACCGATCCAAAGCAGTTGGCACTCTACGACATCTGCGCTGCAAACATCGCCAAGAGAAAGGTGCAGATTTACGATGAGAGTATTCCGACCAACATCATCACTGTAAAGGTGGACTATTCAGAGTCTGGTGGTGCGCATAACGGAGCCTCAACAGAACTCTTCAACCTCGTTCAGCGTGCTCTCGGCAAGGACTATATGACCCCGGCGCAGATAGCATACGACTCGACGAACCCAAAGTACACGATGAACTCGTCTATCGACTCCATCCCGTGTGCTTTCTTCCGTACCGACACCACAGACCCGAAGAATGCTTATTTCCATTCTAAGGGAAACTGGAACCAAGACAAAGGTGATGCCGCTATCTACGGCTTTGAGAAATGTGCTGCGTACAACGACAAATGCCTTAACTATGGCGACTTCAAGGAGGTTGTCGTTACTACCGTTGATGACGGAGTAAACAAGGCTGATTTGGTTACACAGAGGGCTGCTGCTTACGTTCTCGAGAACTTCTCTAAGATGAACGCATCCGTACCATACATCTTTACGGAGTTCTGCGGCCCGAACTATAGGGTGTATCGTGATAATGGCGAGGGTACGTTTGAGGAGGTGGACCCGGTAGCTTCGTTTGTTGAGACAACAGAGTCGGCAGAGCAGATGAAGACACACCTCTCCGATTTTGACCTCAGCGCAACTTATCGCTATGACACTACGCCAGAGGCAGAGGGAGAGCATACTTATAAGTATTATCATTATGTTTCTAAGGGCTTCAAGGACACGACAGGTAGAATGTACTTCAATCAGACAACCCAGCAATGGACGGTTACTGGTGATGTGCTTAACCCGGTCGAAAACTATGAAATCCTAACAAACGATGATATGGCGTGGTTCCGAGGCGTCAGCAAGCCTGCTGATATGATAAAGAAGGACAACCACTGGACGAACTACTTCGAGTCTCGTTATCCTGATGACGACGACCTCAATGACCTTTATGCGAATGGCGGTAGTTTTGTGCAGTGCGACTCTGTATCTGGAGCGACAACAACGGAATACTATTGGGATGCTGTGGACGAGAACAGCAAGCTCATAAATTCTGACGAGGGAATATCAAACCATAAGGAAGGCATTGTGTACAAGACAAAGGACGGCATCTATTGCAAGTATAAGAGTAGCTGCAAAAAGGTTCCATATCAGCTTTTCCGTTGGCTTGAGTTCTGTCACCGTGCCGACTATGAGACAGGTAATCTCTCGTTGTGGAAGACCGACCTTTACAAGTACGCTAACCCATATTCGGTATTCTGTTATCACTGCTTTACAGACGTGTTGCTTGCGGTGGATCAGCGTTCCAAGAACATGATGTTGGGCTTTTACTTGGAGAAGGACGGAAGTGTAAGATTGTATCTCAATCACTTGTATGACGGTGATACAATTCTGACTTCCGATAACAACTGCGGTCTTACCGTACCGGTAGACCTCGACCCCGACTCCGAGGAGGCTCGCAACTATTATGCAGGCTTCGGTTCTGTATTGTTCCGCAACAACTACCTTGGTGGTGGTCGTGTGCAGATAGATGCAGACGGTAATACTATCTCCTTGTCGCAAGTCTATAATGCAATGCGTTCCGTGCAGGTTAATGGTAACGCTCCATTCTCTGAGGCAGGATGCACATCGTTGTGGATAACCAAGCGTCTGTCAAAATGGGCAAAGCTCGTCAGCTCATTCGACCAGGAGAGAAAATATGTGAATACAATGGCTTACGACGACACCTATCTGTACGCTATGCACGGCAGAGGAGTTCACATGCTTCCACAGGTATTCAAAAGACGCTTCCAACTCCGAGACGCATACTATGGTGGTCCGTCATTTGTGGCAGACCAGTATGGCTTCCGTGGAACGCCTAACTCGTCAGCTGGTATGAAGTTCACGTTCAAGGCTGCAGAGGCAGGCTATTTCACTCTTGGTATTGACGGTACTGATGAGTCGCGTCGTATGACAGCCGTTCATCTTGAAGCTGGAGAGAGCTACACTTTCTTCACGACACAGAAGACGGTCGGTAACTCATATCAGACATACTTCATCGGATGCTCCAACGTATCAGAGCTTGATGTTAGCGGCAACACCTTTGAGACAATGAACTTTACCGCTTTTACGAAGCTGAAAAAACTGACCATCGGCGGAGCTAACTACAATGCAGCGAGCGGAGTAATACCACAGACAAGGCTTGACCTCGGCAACATGCCGTACTTGGAAGAGATAGACATTCGCAACCATCCGATAACGGCTGTTGATACATCCTACTGTCCTCGATTGACCAAAGTCCTCGCAGATGGAAGCGGCTTACAGACGATAACACTGGCTCAGACCTCCCGAGTAAACGTGCTGACTGCTCCGTCCTCTCTTACTGCATTGGAATTTGTGAGCATCCCGAACTTGGAGTACGCTGAGCTTAATGCAAAGTCCGGCTTCCAGGTACCGTCATTCAAGGACGTTACGAGGGTTCGTATCGAGAATACACCTAAGTTCAATCTTGCAAAACTCATTTCCGATGTTCTTACAACAAGGACATCGATGTGGTACCTGCGAGTAGCGAACCAAAAGCTGGAAGGTAACGGCAAGGAGCTTGTCGGAGTTGTCAATGCGGATGTTCGTGGACTTGATATCAGCGGTAATGTGCAGACGAAGCCAATAATCAGCGGCAAGTACATCCTTACCGAAATACTTGAGGAAGCGGAGATAAAGGCTATAGAGAAAGGTATCGACGAGCTCACTTTGTTCACAGGTATTCTTGCTTACATTCATAATATTTCGTGGTATCTCGGAGGAGAATACGCAGAAGTTGGTGGCGATGTTCCTACAGAAGACAATATCAACGAGTGGTATTCTTACTACAATGGAGAGACCTATGATGAGTATGCGGCACGAGAACTTGGAACGAGTGGTTCTGATGGCTATAACGATGCGGATATTTCAACCTTCATCGCCATGTCAGCAGAAGATATCGTAAACAAGTACGGGCAGTGGAGCCTCGTGTTCTTGCCCAAGAGTGTATAAAAATCTTCCACTCCCAAGTCGTTTAGACTTAGGAGTGGATATTATCAACTTAAAAAAACAACTATCAGTATGGCATCAAATGCACAAGTAGTACAGAAACTTCGTGACGTAAAGGACGCACAAGTACAAGCCTTGATTGACACGGGATTTAAGGGTCTCTCGACATCGATGAGAGCAACGCTTTTCCCAGAGTACATTCAGTGGGCTAACGGATTGCTGAGTATAGACTTGGCAGTAAACAGAAAGACTGATAACCAGGAGTTCTATTTTAAGCTACTGGATGAGTCTACAATTAACACGCCATCGGCAAATATCTCGTCGGCAGTAACAAACGAATGGGCGCAGCTTTCTGTCGAAGAACAAGGCAAGTTTCTTATCAGAGGCATCCGCATCCGTTCACATCACCAGTCTTTCGTGATGGCAGCAAACCGCTTTGCTAACAGCTCGTGGGGAAATACAACGCTGACTGTAACGAAAACACAGCATACGGATGCACCAATGGTGCATGCTGACTATGACGCGGAGGAATTGACAACGGCCATTCTTTCTGCTCATGAAACAGTCGGATATGAAGCTCCTGCTGCAAGAGCCGTAAGGGAATACAAATCTTTCTTGAAAGAGGGCGGTGACGAGCAGGACGATAACAGTGTGTGGTGTTTGCCGACAATCAATCAGGCGTGGGAAATCTATCGCTACCACATAGCTCTGCAAAACATTCTGACTGCTTTGTGGGGTATAACCTTTAACTGGGGTAATACACACACTTGTCAGTCGTACTCTACAAGCCAAATGTGGCGAGTGAATACGCAGATGGGAGAGTTGTGGACCGAAAACAAATCCAGCAGCCTTATAGTTGTAGCAATATCAAATAAATAAAAGACAGTATTATGACAGAAGCAGAGAAGTCAGCTATTTTGCTGAAAGTAAACAAAGAGAAACAGATTGCGGCATTGAAGAATGCCGGCATTGAACTTGACATCGAGACCGCTACCGGAACTGACATTGCCAACGCAATGAAATGGGCAGGAGGATTGCTCGATCTTTGCGTGGCGGCATACCACAAGGCGACAAAGCAACTAACATTCTTTACCAAACAGGAATGGAACGAGCTTTCATCAAATAGCCGTTACGCATACATCACGCTTGGTGTTCGCATCCGCGTTTATGGCCATCAGTGGATTATTGGCAAAGAAAACATGCTTAATGACACAGGTGGCTATACGCACGCGTGGGCGGCACAGAATGGATGGAACATTGACGAGTTGAAAGACTATGGCAATCCCAATGACGGAACAGTATTGGACGATTTCGATGGCGAGGGTAATACCGATAAGATTGTAGCATACGCCAAGGCTAACAATCGCTCACATCCAGCAGCAGAACGCGTCCGTGCCTACTCGCTGTCTTCGGACGACCCTGCAGCAGGAAAGTACTACCTACCATCAGAAGCACAGATGCGAGCAATGGTGAAGTATCGCGACGAGATAGACGAAATGATGACACTTGTCAGCGGTTCAACATTTATTAAGGATTGGTACTGGTCAAGTACCGAGTACTCGTCGTACTACGCATGGAGCGTGAGCGTTAGTTACGGTTACATCTACTACTACAACAAGGCTGGCACGGGCAGGGTTCGTCCTTGTCTGAGTTGTGAAGCAATTTAGACTCTTTGTCCCTTTGTCCCTTTGACTCTTTGAAAACTTCCTCTCTTTCAGTGAGTTACCCGTTAGGGTGGCTCACTGTATTTAAGGAAAGTGAGGGACAAGCGAGCAAAAAGGCGAAAAAAGAAAGTTAATAAAATTAGCAATCGTTAAGAGAGCAACGCTATTGAATGATATAAATTATGTAAAATTTAATTCCAAATTACGAAATGTTAAGTAAAGACTTGAAAATTTACAAAGATGTTCGTGCGCAGCTACTATGGCAGCAGAAGCGGAAAGTTAGATTCCCGAAAGACTACAAGTATGAGTTTGCGAACCAAATGTTTCTCACGCTTGTACATTGTCTCACTCTCATAAGACGCGCCAACTCAAATAAGCAGAGAAGGGTTCAGTATCTTGCCGAGTTGTTGGAGGAATTGGATGTGTATATGATGTATATCGGGTTGTGCGATGACCTGCACTTGTTGTCCAGAGAAAAGGAAATGCCAAAGGTGATTTTGGATTTGACGACTATAGCGCGTCAAGCGCAAGGTTGGTATAATGCATCACTAAAGGCGACAAATACTTATGGAGGATAGAAGCAAAGAGCAGAATACCCAGAGTTGTGAAGCGCAAGTTCACTTCACGAGTGAGGAATTATTAGATTTAATTGGCTCTCCCACCATTCCGGAACAGCGAACGGTCGTTGATTTCAGTGTGGTAAAGAATAAGGCAGCGGAGAGTGTTGCCGAGTACTCGTCGAACAACGCATGGAACGTGAACGTTAGTAACGGTAACATCAACAACAACAACAACAAGACTAACACGAACAGGGTTCGTCCTTGTCTGAGTTGTGAAGCAAATAATTCGATAATCTTCGACATACCCTTTAGTTCGATAGTGCTTGCTTTCTACGATTGCGAAATTAAGAAGAAAAGTACGAACAGCTACCAAAGGTTCCATATGCACAAAGAAGAAAGCCTTGTGGTCCTATGGCAGTCCATCGTGTATGGGCAATATGAGACCTCGATGGCTACTGTGTTCATTATTGACTACCCAGTGCTTCGAGAGGTCTTTGCTGCAGCCTTCGTCGACAGAGTTGTTCATCATTATATATGTATGCGAATAAACCCGTTGTTTGAATCCATGTTTGAGCAAATGGGAAATGTGTCTATGAATTGCCGAAAAGGCTACGGACAATTTGTAGCGCAAGAACGTGTCAAGAAAATGATGTACAACGTGTCCGAAGGCTACACAAAGGATTGCTGGATATATAAAGGCGACATCAAGTCTTTCTTCATGAGCATTGACCGAGACATTTTGTGGTCTTTGCTTGAGCCGTTCATCAGAGCTAATTATAAAGGCGATGATTTGGAGTGCCTCATCTACTTAATGAGGATTACGTTATATGACAATCCTACCAACAACTGCCGTAAGTTGTCAGCACCAGAGTTGTGGGAGGCGTTGCCGAAGAACAAGAGTTCTTTCTTTGCACCGAAAGGAAAGAGTTTGCAAATCGGGCGCTTTCCTTCGCAGCTTGAAGCCAACTTTTATGCTGCTGTTATGGACTGGTTTATAATGTACATCCTCGGCTTTAAGGCCTATGTGAGGTTTGTTGATGACTTTGTCATTATGTCGCAAAATCGTGAATTGCTGATGTCGGCAGACAAGAAGATAGATGCTTTCTTACGACAGAAGCTGCTGATACAGCTTCATCCGATGAAGAAGTACTTTCAGCATTACACGAAAGGCGTGCTGTTTGTCGGTGCTATGATACTTCCCGGAAGAACATACATTAGCAACAGAACGCGAGCGCATCTGATTGACACGATATACAAGTATAACAAACTGCTGAAGGAAGGAAAGGCCGAGAAGAACGCAGAACATTTCGTTCAATCGCTTAACTCATTCTTCGGTATGATGCGACATCACAACTCCTATGGAGTGCGCCGGCAAGCCGTGAACAAGATAGATGAAGGATGGTTCCAGTACTTTTACATTCAAGGACACTTCGAGGTGTTCAAACTAAAGAAACAATTTAAACCTGTCGAGCAGGTGCGGAGAACGATGCGCAAGTGTGGTTCAGCCGTATTCCTCGACCAACTAATGTTAGGCATAGCATGAATAAGAATTTCGTTCCATTACAACAACTCCCTAATGGCCAGTGGCTCGCAACCTTTTGTCTGTATCACAGAAATGTGTTTACTGACGAGGTTCGCCCTCGCCATCATCAAGTGCAGTTCACCAATAAGCCGACCGTAGAAATGTTGAAGCGCAGACTTCGCACTTTCATTTTGGCTTATCCGGATGAACTTGAATTCGATGTAGAAAAGTTTGATTTCACACCTTATCTAATTTATTGAGCTATGAAGAAGTTTTATAAGGAGATAATGGCACTACTGGAGTCAGTGCCGTCCGACAAGTACATACACTACAATGTGTGTCTGCTTATCGCGTATGCTTTGATGCGCACACTACCGCTCCCTACATGGCTGCGATATGTGGTTGCCGTGACTGTAACGGTCATCGTCGGAGTAGGGAAAGAGGTTTATGACTTCTTTGACTATGGTCTGTTTGACAAGAAGGATCTTCTTGCAGATTGCGTTGGAGCTGTAACTGGCGCAACGCTCGGAATTTAGAAATACCTTTAGGAATGTGAATAACTATGGAGGTTTGCGGTTCGGGAGAATAGCACACCTTAAAAAAAATATTGCAAATATGATAAACAAACAATATCTAAAACTTGCATAATTGATAAATTATCACTATCTTTGCAATAGCAAATAAGATAAAAACAACAACTAAAAAGTAACTTCCGTATGAAGAAGATAATGAAAACCTATTTTAGCGCAGATACTGTAAGTGCAGTATTCGCACTACTCGTGTTTATATGTACAGTATTCGCACTCGTATCGCACTTGCTAATCGGAGCAGGAGCCTTCGCATTTTTCGTGGAGCTTGTGTTGTGCGTTATGGGCTGGAACCTTGTTGCAGCCGTCTATGACGAAAACCGTAAAGAATTAATGAAATTCCGAGATAAATGAATGTAATAGCAAACTTTTTATTGTACTTCCTGATGCTCTACCTTGCCGGTGGAGCATTGGCTTTGTTGATTATGGTGTACCGATGTCGCAAGGCGTGGACCGAATTGGACAAGCCTGTTGCTTTCCGTAAGATGATGATTGTGTCATTTTTGGTTAGCTGGTTCTACGTTATTGATGTCGTGTGCTATGTTGTAAGTAATTTTATAAATAAACAAAACGAGAAACTTAAGAAATGATAAACAGAATTAAATTGGCAGTGGCGGTTCTCTTTGCGAGACGCTCTGTAGTTATTATTGATGAAGGTGAAACCGCTGTTCAGTACACACAGGGACTTGAAGACAACGAGGTGGCAGAACTTAAAGGCCTTGACTTTGTAGAGTAGTCGGCTTGGTTCACTGGGCTTTTTAAAAAGTGTTTTTATATGGTAAAGATTGACAGCGATTTATTCAGCAGAGACATCGACCTTGTAAAAGACGAGCTTAACAAAAGAAGTTGGCTTCCGTTTATTACCAAGTCGATAGTTTTGCGTTTGTTCACAAACCTAACCAACAGATGGTTAGACACATACCGCAAACAGCGGCATGAGGATAGTGAAAAGGTGCTTCATCGTATGAAGGAGCTTGAGAAACTTTATGAAGAGAGAGAGCAGCAGCGCGAAGAAGAGCTGCGCAATACACTCTATACTCTGAAAAAGGTTTTTGTGTCAAGTTCAAGCAAGGCTTTCTGTAAGGGAGTATGCAAGGAGCGTTCAAATTGGGACAATGGCTATGTTTGCTCATGCAATAGACATAGTCGTTATGTGAAATCCATCGAAGAACAATTTGACTCCTATATGGAGAAAAACGTGGAACGAATTATTCAAGAATATAAAGACAGTCCAAAATGGAAAAATCAAAGCAAATAGTAAGTCCGCGAAATCCATTTAACTGGATGCCGGAGATAGAGCTAAAAGAGCTGGGTGTCTGTAAGCATCCTAAGCCTGCCGACAAGACTTCTATCGGTTATGACCTATATGTACCGAGGGGCATATTCATTGAGCCCCATTCGAGAACTATCGTACCGACAAATGTTTCACTGAACTTGCCTCTTTGCGTAGAAGCGAAAGTTGAGCCAAGAAGCGGCTTCTCTGCTAAAGGTATGGAAGGCTATGGTACTCGAAAGGTGTGGAAGCGTATTTTCGGCATCATACCTTGGCGTTTCACGGAGACTGGCGTTATGCGCTTCAATGCCGACGTTATTAACGGCAAGATAGACCCTGGATATAAAGGAAATATCGGTGTTATCATAAAGAATGACGACGACCGAGGGTTTATCCTTAAAGAAGGCACACGAGTTGCACAGCTGACTTTCTATCGCACTCTTCACCCTCGTTTCAAGGTTGTGGAAGAGCTTTCGTGTAATGACAGAGGTGGTGGCTTCGGACATTCGGGCAGCTCAGATTCTAAGTAGCAAAGAGCTTTCTCATCTGACAAAGGAGTAGTATGACTGAACCGTGCTGTTCACCATATTGCTCCTTATATTTTTTAATAAAAGGTGTATTTGTAGCTACCTTTGAAGAAAAATCAAGCAGTATGAACGTTATCCTCCAATACATCACGAGATTCCTGCGTAGTTACGACTATGCGAGCATTAAGGAGTTTGCGCTCTCCTTGTGTCCCTCATTCAAATATAACCTCCAAATGCCCACGTCTGTCATAAGCCTCATCCTCGCTTTCTCAAGCAAGTATCTCGGTATCGGTCCTATCATTGTTCTTGCAATGTTTATAGCTGTCATTACCGAGACGATTACTGGTATAAAGGCAAGCAAAACACTTGGAAAGAAGTTCGAGAGCTTCCGATTCAGCAGATGTGTTATCAAGGTAGCGATTTGGATGATATTGGTGTTTATTGCCAATTCGTTCGCTTTGGAGTGCGAGTCCAGAAGTTCTTGGATAGATGCCCTTGGAGCTGTGTTCTTCGATATAGTTAGGCTGTTTGTGCTTATCTATTTCGTAATAGAGTATTTTATCTCCATATTAGAAAATCTTGCTGTTATAGATGGCAGACCCAAGACGGAGTTTACAGATGCCCTACAGGCTTTGTGGAAAACGGCTGTTGAACTTTGCAAATCTAAAATTTCAAAATAGTTATGAACGATAATTACATTTATTTTACATCAGAGTCGGTGTCTGAAGGTCATCCAGACAAAGTGGCTGACCAAATTTCAGATGCCGTTCTCGATGCGTATCTTGCCAAAGACCCTAACGCCAAAGTTGCTTGCGAAACGCTTGTAACTACCGGTCAGGTTATAGTGGCTGGTGAGGTGCGCTCTTTTGCTTCGGTTGATATTCCAGAAGTTGTCCGCAGAACAATCAAGCGCATCGGTTACGATGATCCGGATTACATGTTTGACGGAAACTGCTGCGGTATCATCAATCTCTTGCATGAACAGAGTGCCGATATCAACCGTGGTGTGAGTCATGCTGATGAGCAGATGCAGGGTGCCGGAGACCAAGGTATGATGTTTGGCTACGCTACCAACGAGACAGAGAGCTACATGCCCCTGCCCCTTTATCTCGCTAACCTCATTCTTGTAGAGTTGAAACGAGAGCGTCAGACGGGCTCGACAATGTACTATTTACGACCCGATGCCAAGAGTCAAGTAACGGTAGCGTTCGACGAAAACGGCAAAGCAGTACACATTGACAAGATTGTGGTAAGCACACAGCATGACGAATTTGTTGTTCCTGGATTAGGAGTCTCGCAGGAAGAGGCAGACGAGGCGATGCACGAACGCATCCAGTACGATGTGGAGTATCATTTGCTACAGCGGGTGAAGGAAGCTATTGCAGATGACGCTATCGTCTCTCTCTTTGATGACAATACAAAAGTACTTGTCAATCCTACTGGCAAATTCGTTATCGGTGGTCCGCACGGTGACACAGGTCTTACTGGCCGTAAGACTATTGTTGATACTTACGGTGGCTATGGCGCTCATGGCGGTGGAGCCTTCTCGGGTAAGGATCCATCTAAGGTGGACCGCTCCGCAGCATACATGGCTCGCTACATTGCCAAGAATATGGTTGCTGCAGGTGTCGCTGACAAAATGCTCATCCAGCTTTCTTATGCCATTGGCATTGCAGAGCCTATGAGTGTGAACGTACAGACCTACGGAACTTGCCACGTTGGACTGACAGACGCAGAACTTGCCGGCTACATCGCAGAGAATTTTGATATGCGCCCTTACGCAATTATCAAGAACTTGCATCTGAAGGAGGTCAAATACGAGCCGACAGCTGCCTATGGTCATTTCGGTAGGGAAGCGGACGAGACTCATTTTACTTGGGAACGCCTCGATGCCGTGGATAGTATCAAAAGCGATTTCTTGGTATAATCATTAAAATTACATCACTATGACTGGAGAGCAATTAAAAAGGATAATGCCCAAAGCCTTATCATCGAACATCAACAAGTATCTGCCGTACTTGAACGAGCTCATGCCTGAGTTTGGTATAAACACTCAGCTGAGGTGCGCCCATTTCCTTGCGCAAGTAGCGCATGAGAGTGGCGAACTTCGATATAACACGGAGATTGCAAGCGGCAAGGCTTACGATACGGGACGACTTGCGATTGCGCTTGGCAACACTCCGGAAGCGGACGGTGATGGGCAGAAATACAAAGGTCGTGGTCTTATTCAGCTCACTGGCACGAACAACTACCGCAAGTTCAATACATATATCCATGATGTCCTCAAAGAGGATGTTGATGTTCTTAAATATCCCGAAAAGGTTGCTGAACCCCGTTTCGCCGTGATGACCGCTTGCTGGTTCTTCAAGACGAGCGGCTGCCTTGCACTTGCCGACAAGGATGATGTGCGTGCAGTAACCAAGAGGGTGAATGGTGGATATAATGGATTGCAAAGCCGACAAGCGTATCTTGCAAGAGCTAAAAGGGAAAAGATTGTATGAACAGAATAACTTACATGTTTTGTTTGTTGAGCGCTGCCTTGCTCTTTGTTGCGTGTGGCTCATCGCGACGCGCAACGGAAAATGTTTCCGTTGATTCTGCATCAGTATCGTCACAAGCGACCATTGATGCAGTTTCTTCGGAACTGAGCCGTACAGAGGAGCATGACAGCAGTGATGTGTACGTTTGGACTATCACAACCGAGTATGACACATCCAAGGCTGACAGCACAGGCAAATCACCCATTCTCCGACAGACCGAGTCGTTGGCTGTCAAGCATAGCGGTAGAAAGAAAAGGAACGACACAAAAAGAAACGAAAATATCTCTGCCACCAAGGAAGAGTCTGCTAAAGAATTTCACGGAAATACTAACAAGCGAGAGAACACCAGGGCTGAGTCAAAGAAGCCTTTATACTATTCATACATCATTTATGGTGTGGCTCTCGTAATCCTAATGGCGGTTCTCGCTTATTGGGTATTCACAAAGTATCGAGCGGCACGCCCGCAGCATAACAATAAAGCATAATCTTCCGAGGTTTCCTATCCCCACGCTCGCAGCAGACGGACGTGGGGATTATTGTGTCTAACTACTTGATATTCAGTGAAATAAATTTGCAAATTAGATAAACTTTTATTGCTAAATACTTGCATATATGATAACTTTTGACTATCTTTGCATTAGCAAATAAGATAAAAAAGGTATCACTTAAAACTCTAAACATTATGAAAAGTTTAGCATCATTCAAGAGCTTGGCAACCCGACTAAAGAAGCAGGTTGCAGCAGCAACAGAACTCGTAAACGAGTGTGAGTTTCAGTTCAACGGAAACCCTTGCAAGCTGACCATTTCAGCGCTCAATAAGGCTGGCCGCAAGTTGGAGGAGCTGGAAGTAAAGTTGGAGAACACCAACGAAATGATTAATCACTACGACTTCTATGTCCGTTGCTATGAGGAAGAGCAGGAAGAAGCTGCAGCTCGTGAACTTTATATGTGCAGATAGTTATTCACTAATACAAGTATAATAAATGGAAAAGAAAATCATCCAAGCCTTGTTCGCAAACATTTGCGCCAAGGACGAACTCCGACCGATTATGAACGGAGTTCATTTCGAGAGTGAAAGATGTTACGCTTCAGATGGCCATGTCCTCGTTATTTATGAAGAAGGAAATCCGGAGCTTGACGGAAAAACAATGTCGCCTGCAGGCGAGATAATCGACGGCAGATATCCAAATGTGGATAGCGTGTTCCCTAAGGCTGACAACTATGGAACTAAGCTGAACATTGACATTCTTCAGCTTAGAAACGCTTGCCAGTGGCAGACACGTCAGGAAGGCGCTAACGAGAATGATACCGTCGTTATCAATGGTGTCGGCTATAACATCAGAACGCTGATACGCATTTGCAATGTAATGCTTGCAAGCGGAAAGCCACAGCACATCAAATTCTTCAACACAGACCCACAACGTGCTACGGTTATCCTCGGTACAAAGATGAAAGGTTTGATAATGCCGATGGTGTATGAGGAAGCGAACATAGACTCAGAGCGTGAAGACGAGGGCTTTGTCGCTGTGTTCTCTTATGAGAACCTCATTAACGACTATGTTTTCAATAGTTGGAAGAAGCCAGAGAAGAAAGACGCTCTTTCATGGCTTGACTAACATTCACTGATTATTCACATTTTAAAATATAAGATTATGCAAAGCAAGAACATCCAAGTTAAGAACATCCAAGTTTCGGACATCTGTCCGAGTGAGTTGAACCCTCGCAAGACCTTTGACCAGGAGTCATTGGCAGAGTTGGCACAGAACATCAAGAGCAACGGGCTGGTACAGCCTATCACCATCCGCAAGCGTCCAAAGGGCAGCGAGACAAAGTACGAGATTGTCTGCGGTGAGCGTCGTTACCGTGCCGTATGCCTCAATGGTGATGCAGAGATACAATGTATCATCAAGGAGCTCGACGACAAGCAGGCTTTTGCTGCAATGATTATTGAGAACTTGCAGCGCAAGGATGTCGATCCGATAGAGGAAGCTGCTGCCATCGCCAAGTTATGGGACAACGGAGCAACAATGAAAGTTGCAGAGATAGCCAAGTTGCTTGGGAAATCGTCAAGCTATGTAGTTGGTCGCATCCAGCTCAACAACATCATCCCAGAGTTCATTCAGCTGATGCGTGACGGAACGCTGTATCTCGTTCACCTCCTCGACATCTGCAAGCTGACCGCAGAACAGCAGAAGGTCTTGTTTGACGAGTGTTTCTCTCCTGCTTGCATCGCTCGATGGACACAGAAAATCCTTAAGTTGGAGATACTTCACGCTATGATTGACGAACACGTTATGAAGTTCCTCGATACAGCAAAGTTCGACATAAAGGACTGCTCATTCAGTTGCGGTCATGACTGTGAGGGTTGTCCTCTCAACACGAAAAACAAGCCAGAGTCGTTCAAGGATGCCAATCGTCCACGTTGTATGAGCTCGAAGTGCTTCACCACGAAGACCATGGAGTTCATTCTTCGCACCGCCAAGGAGTCGGGACTGACACTTGTGTACCAAGGCGAGGGTAACGAAGAGTGGATAGAAGCAGCCAAGGCAGCAGGACTCACTCTCATCAATGCCGATGACAGGCAGTATGTAATGATGCCGGTGGAGCCCGACAAGTCCAAGTTCTCCGATGCGGAGTGTTATGAGAAACGAATGAGAGCCTATCATCACGCCAAGGCGATCTTTGACAGCAATGTCGAGGACGGACTTGTAGAGCAAGTGTATGAGGTGTGCTTTGACGGAAAACTCAGTGGTGAATACAAATGGACTTTCTCAGCCCCTGGGGATAACGAAACTCCCAAGGAGTCGCTAAGCAAGAAGGAGCAGATAGTCAAGCTCAAGGACTCCATTTTGAAATGTGACGAGCAGGAACATGACGAGTTGATAGACGAAAAGCGCAAGATGCTCGCAGCCTCATCGTACTCAACCATGAATACGACACTTAGTGCGGAGGAGCAGAAGGTGTTCCACGCTATCATGATGAAACGCCTCCCATACGAGTTCAAGAAGAGCCTCGGCATCGAATGGGCGAATACGGAGGATGCGTTCAAGAAGAACGCCAAGCTCATCGAATACAACCGCAATGCCATCAAGCGTGAGTTCATCCGTGCCACTCTCTCAGAAAAGTCGGTGTGCTACTCACACGACCTCGCAGGAATGCTTATCGCACTGCTTGCAGACGGTTTCAGTGGTGTCGAGGAGTTGGAGGACAAGGTGTCATCCAAATACGACAAGATGCGCCAGAACTACAAGGAGAAAATCGAGGAGCTGAAGGCTCCTAAAAAAGCCGAAACCCCAAGTGCTGACGAGTCGGTAGACGAAAAGTAAAATATAACCAAGTGGAGAGGTAGGGATATGCTGCCTCTTCCACTTTTTCAATATGCCGTATGAAACCAAAAGGAAACGGACTGGTAGAGCTTATTGACGACAAAACCAAAGACAACGGTTTCTTCTGTATGCGACTTGTGGCATTTCTGAACGAAGAAGCAAAGCCGGGGACAGAAGAATATATAGCTCTTTGGGAGCAGCGTTTTACTGAAGCCAAACAAGGCGGTTGTGCCTACAAAACGAAATGTGGAATATACAAGCGGACGATGAGAAGCAAGAAATGCGTCCAGCTTGAATTGTTTTAATAGTAACGCAATGGAAATATTCAAAGGGAATTTGGGGACATACCATCCCCTTGCGCCAAACACGCACACAGATTTTACAAGACGCATACCATCACTGCCTCAAAAGCAGCTTGCTCGTGATGCGAAAATTACAAAGGCTATAGTAATGGCATACGATTTGCATAAAGACAATGAGAAGGTAAAGGAGATTTTCTTTAAGAAAGCCAAATTCTTGTCAAATCCTCGTTATTGGGAGGTTATGCGTACCGTGTGGATTGCTGTCGGCAGCACGGAAACGGCTCGTGAATTCGTGGCTTATATGAAATCGAACAGACCTTGCAAAGGCTGGTTTATGACACCCGAGGACGCTAAGACTCTCGATGGAATGAACTTCCCGATAATGGTGTATAGAGCCTTTGATAACGAGCCGGACCCTGGCATATCGTGGAGTATTGATAAGTCGTGGGTTGAAGCATACGCAAAGGCAAAGGGACGCAAGGTTAAGTCCCGATTGGTTGAGAGAAACGACATCTTCGCTTATGTCTCGAGACGCCAGGAAAGCGAAATCATCATACTTCCTCCTGACGAGGAAGAACCCCAAGGCTCCGATGTTTAGAGGAGTTCTTATTTGCTAATCTTAGGAGGTGGTTCAGCGGAGCTGCCTCCTTTATTTTTTTCTTGCAAATAAGATAAACTTTTCTTGCTAAATACTTGCATATATGATAATAAATTACTATCTTTGTAATGCAAATAAGATAAATAAGTAATCACTTAAAATTCTAAACATTATGGCAAATACATCGTATTACAAGGCTAAGGTTCAAGAAATCCGCACATCTTTAGTTCGCGACCTTTACATGGCTGTTCAGAACTCAAAGAACATGAAGATTAAATTCACCGAAACACAAGCTCCACGTTTCTATTATGATGGAGCCTGGAGAGAAGTTGTTCAGTTGAGCATTGAGTTTATGAGCAACAAATCGGTGTCTTTCGGCTGGCATGATGAACGTTGTGCAGGCAAGGGAGTAAACGCCTATGTTTACTCTGCTCAGATTAGCACTGAAATGCTGCTCCAGTTCCATGAACTGGTATTCGGAGATTAACAACAATAATGCAAATAAGATATGACAGAATATGAGTTAGATAAGGCTTGCGAGCGCAATCCGGATTGTGGTTGTGACTGCGTCCACTGCACTTTGTTCGCAGCTTGGGTAGAAAGCGAATTAAATCACTAAGTAATTATCATAGTTATGACAGAAAAGCAAAAATTAAGAATGGTTCTGCTGTTGCAGAATGAGTGTAATCTCGCTAAAGCTAAAGAGGCTTACGAGTTTGTAATCGGTAGTGACATCGAGGACGGTCCTGTGGCTACTGGTACTGGTGGCGAACACAAAAGTAATGTTCCTGATCCTCGAAAGGATGGCGTGTATCTTCGTTATGCGGACGGACGCGAAGAATGGTTTGACGGCAAGAACAAGAAAGAAGATGTGGTAGGCATCGCAGTACACCTTGGAGAGCGTCATACCTGCATTGCGAAGTTCGATGTGGAAGATAATGACGAGGGCGACAACGAGTTTCCTCTGCTGAAAAGTAGCGAAAATGATACAGAGGAAGACAAAAAGGCTTTTATTACGAGCTATTTTGATGTTTACAATGACCTCGACGGAAAGAAGCATACGGAAAGCCTAATGCGCCGTGGTTGTAAAATTCCTCTTGCCGAAAACCAGTACATCCCTTCTCAAGGAGAATGGCTGCTCGTATTGATGTTCTTCAAGAAGGTGCAAGAAGCCCTTGACTATGCGTGTGGAGAAATGTTAAAAGATGATTGGTACTGGTCAAGTACCGAGTACTCGTCGGACGGCGCATGGTTCGTGAGCGTTAGTTACGGTTGCATCGGCTTCAGCACCTTCGGCAAGACTATCTCGGGCAGGGTTCGTCCTTGTCTGAGTTGTGAAGCAATTTAATCTCTTTAACTCTTTGCCCCTTTGACTCTTTCTTCTGAAGGATGGGTCAAGGGGGCATCATTCATAAGTCTGTAGGCACTTTCGAACAGCAATCTATACGACTTAACAGGTAGGGAAAAACTTGCATATTTGATAAAAATAATTACCTATATACTTGCATATATGATAATAAATCACTATCTTTGTAATAGCAAATAAGATAAGTAATCACTCAAAACTCTAAACATATGTTACAGCAAGAATTTGAAGCACGCGTAAAGGTGCAGGTTTCCTATAAGGAGTACGAATCAATCAACGAGGTTTACAACAATTCAGACCTTGACAAGGACGAGTTCTGCAAGATGTGGGTCAGAATGAATAGTGAGCGTGTAAACCGAGCTATTGCGGAAGAGAAAGAACGCCAGCGTTTGGCTGCTCTTAAGGATAAGGCTTGGGACATAATCATCCTTCACCGCTATAACTACAAAGCTCTACAGAAGTCTGCTTCAGAAGTTCTCACTCTTCGCCAGAAGAACTTTTGCGAGAGCGTAGGTGTTAAAGTCAAGGATGTTGAAGATTATCCATATCTTTCAACTACACTTTCAACAGTAGTGTTCAAGTTACAGAAGTTTGTTGGTGTAGCATAGGCAAACATATATATAATAGGTAAAGGCGAGAAGAAGTTTAGGATAACGCCAGGATGATGCGTCCTTAGAGGCTGCGGTTGAACCGACATCATCCACACTGCAGGTCGGTACTGATTTTTGTTTAGAAGTTCCTTTTGAGCCACCCGACGTTAATAAAAGCGACTGAAAACGGAAATCGGCGAGATAACGCCATAAAATCGGGATGTCGGAAAACCCACACCGATAGGCAAGAAGGTTAAGCCTAAATCCTTTGGGTCGTCGGAATCCCTTATCACCGAATAGACAGAGCTGGAATGTCGAAAAATACAGCCGCAAGTGTCAAGGCGTGAGCGACACAGGACAGAGGGCGATGCGGCAGCCAGATGGTACCGAGTGCTGCATGGATTCGTGAGAGGTTCGATTCCTTTCCCCTCTACTATTTCTTTAAAAAAACAATAATTATGGAATTAGATTTATTCGACATCCTCAGTGAGAAAGAGGAAGGCACAAGGCTTTACTCTCCGATATGTGGTGATTTGTTACTGCATAATGTATCGCTAAATGGCGTGTTCTGTAAACAGCCAGGCGTGAAGACCGAAAAGAACTTTGTGTTCATGTCTGACGGACACCTCAAAAACTATGGAGAATGGGCCGACCGTGGAGAGTGCTTGTTATTCCCAAACAAAGAAATGCGTGATTGGGAGAAGTATTGCTGGAAACGTGGCGATGTTGTTATAAATGTTGGTGGTGGTATTACAGCCATCTTTGACGGATGGGAGAATGATTCTTTCACCAAGTTCAACACAGTATACTCCTATGAGGCGCAAGATTCCAGCTATAATGAGGATGTCATTTATAACACCGCCGATTTCAGAAAGGAGAACGATGGAGGAAGGGCACGTTTCATAGCTAATTTGGAAAAAGAGTTCAATGGCAAGTTCAATCCTGACACGCTGGAGGTCGAAGAGAAGTCTATGTTCAAGAACGGAGACTTTGTGTATTCCGAATGGGCAGAAACCGATGCTGACGGCAAAGTGACTAAGCGCTGTTCTTGGGTAGGCATTTTTATGAGTGGCTGCGAGAAATGCTATAAGTCGCATGCGGTTTATTTCCTTGAAAAAGGAATGTTAGATTTCGAAGATACTTATGCCGACGCGCAAAAAACAAGCCGTTTAGCAACTGACTTGGAGAAAGCCAAATTACTTTCCAATCTTGAAAGAAATGGAAAGAAATGGAATGCTGACAAACTTTGCTTGGAGGATATTCCGGCAGAAATGAAACTCAAGCCGTTCGACAAGGTGTTAGCGAGAAACTCCCCAGAAAGCGTATGGCATTGTGAACTCTTCTCTCACTATAATAAAAACAGAGAAATTTACCCTTATTTTTGTACATCTGGTCCCTGTAAATATTGCATCCCTTACGAGGGTCACGAACACCTCGTTGGCACAACGCTCACTGACGAGGAAGGAGGTGATAAATGATTAAAGCAGAAGATTTGAGGATAGGTGACCTCGTAAGAGTAAGCCGTGATTGCGCATTCCCAAAAGGAACAGTGTGTATTATAACTGATATTCATGCTGAAAAAACCTTCAAGGACAAAAAGGAAGTCGTCGATATAAGTTCTGTTAACGATACTGATGACGGACCATGGGGAACTTGGTGCTGCAATATTGAGGGCATGCCTATCACACCCGAAATCCTCGAAAAGAACGGATGGGGGACAAAAATGTTTGGAGGCTCGAAGTTCTTCTGTATTGAGTTGAACTGTTACTTGGAGCTATGTGTGACGTATGAAAAGAAAGACAATAATTTCTCCGTTGGAACTTTTTCTCATATACCTGGAGGAGATTTAGATATAAATTATTTCCCGATAGACATTCAGTACGTCCACGAGCTTCAGCATATCCTTTGGGCGTTGAGGTTGAAAGCAGAATTTAAAATCTAACGACAATGATAATAAAAGTAGAAAGAGTAACAAGATCTCTCCCTTCATATCCCGGCGAGGAAGATGCTATTCGCTTTACTGTCAAGTATAAGCATTATTGGTGGCAGCGTTGGAAATATATCAAAGACGGTAGCGTTCCACGATTTTTTGAAAAGATAAAAGATATAAACGAGTATCTAAATAACATAGGGTATACTTTTAAAAACTACTACGCAGTATACTCTAAAATATAAAATTATGAAACAAAAGTAACTAACTCCTCTCCCTGGTGACAGCAGGGAGATAAATACAAACAACAAAGAACAAATCATTATGAGTAAAGACATTGGCTGTATTCGCCAGAAAACAGAAAACGAAAAATCACAGCTTATTGTGTATTTCGGCACAAATGGATGTGCTGGTCATCATCCAAAGGGCATTAGCAGAGGTTTAAATCCGCAAGAAGCAGCATTGTGGAGGTTTATAGACAATATTAGTTGGTTTGAGTCAATCAATTCAAATCCTGGATATAGAATGGTAAAAATCTTTGGCGAGTTATTCTCTGCCTATTCTGTGCCTTGGTCGGTTGACGATCATAGAGGTGGTTCGCACACAAATGTGTTTTGGGAAGGTGAGCATACAAGAGAGGAGATGGAAGCATATATCAAACAAGATGCTTTCCTTCGTAGACAGTTCCGTTTTAAGCTTGAAGCCAACATGGTGCGTAAAGGTGACATTGTTCATGCCGCAGACGATTCGCTCGTGCAAATAAATCACATTGGTCCGAATGGAGAAGTGCATTATAAAGCTTACGCAGATGCTGCTCGAGGACAGCTACAGTACGGGCCATACACTTATTTTTACGGCTACATAACAGACTGCTACCCTGCAACCGAAAAGCAAAAGCGGTGGCTAAGAAAATGGATTAGTAAACATGGAGGAGTAGTATGAAAGAAACAACTCTTACAATAAAAATCAAAGTGTCAGACGACAACAATCACGTTGAAATCGTTGATCCGTCTACATCAGAACCTATATGTGCACTTATCTTGATGGGCATTTTCAAAAGTATGAGAGATTTTGCAATTAAGTGGAACGAAGAGCACAAAAAGCAAAGGAGGCAAACAATGACATATAAGGAGTATATGCAGTTGAAGCTTGACAAATGTCCTGCTAATAAAGCTGTAGAGGAAATAAGGAAGTGGACCAAAGCTAATGATGGACGCTCATCCATTGTCGTACTAATGGATAAAGCGCAAAGCTATACAAGAGGTACTATTTCCGGTAATAATCCAGTCGCTTGTCTTGCTCTTGAAATGACGACAGACGAGAATTTCCGAGAGCTTATCTACAATGCCGTATCGCTTTACGAAAGAACAAAGAATGACGTTCAAAAAATCAAACCAGAATAGACTATGAAAGGAATTGATAAATTGATAGCTGCGGTCAAGGAAGATTGTGCTAACGGGCAGGGTTGTTTCAATCCTGATGGTTGTAATCAAGAGTTATATCGTTATGAAGACGAGACCAATCCTAAGTTAATCGAGCGTGGAATAAAGAAACGTTGCGTAAGAATCTCTAAATGCAACCACAAGTATTGTGACAAATTCAAGTGGGCCCTTGATAGGGCAGACCAATACGCCAAAATGCTCGGTGTTACTCGTGACGAAGTGCTCGACGCATGGGAGACACGTCGTAATTATTGGTATATGAACTATTACCAAGAGTGCAACCAGCCGTCTCTCAAAGGAAGCCACAAGGTTATTAAGGTTGAAGACTGGCTACAAGAACTAAGAGAACGCTTCGGTCCCAATTCGGATGATTGGAAATTTGCCTGTCCGTCCTGTGGTCATGTGCAATCGTTGGCAGACTTTAAGGCTGTTGGCCAAGATCCAAATCTTGCCTACCAATGTTGTATCGGTCGCTATACTGGTAGCGATGACCACAGTGGTAAGAATGGGTGCAAATATACAATTAACGGATTAATTGCGCTCAACACGTTAACGGTAGTAAGTAGAGAGTTTATTCCAACTAAAGTCTTTAATATAGCGAAAAAATGAAATATCGAATCTCATTTTAATATTCGCAACAATGGAAAGGAAAAAGGAAGATTTACTCGCAATGCTTATTGAAGTGATTGCAGAATCAACAACAGGAATGGAACTTGATGTGTCCGATTGTGGTGTTCAATATTCACCAACATTTCGTTGGATGCCAAATGTTTGGTTTACGCAAGAAAATGTGGAAGCTATAAATCTAATGGCAAAAGATGGTGATAACAATGCGGAAACATTGATTGAATGGATAAAAAAGTCGCTACCATAAATAGCGACATAAGACATAATAAGATAAACGTATGAAAGATGTTAAGATTTTTGCTCGTACTATCGAGCCAGACGCCAAGAAGCAGATACAGAAGATGGCAGACAGTGAGGCTTACCGCGACTGTAAGATACGCATCATGCCCGACTGTCATGCCGGCAAAGGATGTACTATCGGTACTGTGATTGAGACACGTGGAAAGGTGGTGCCCAACACCGTGGGCGTTGACATCGGTTGCGGTATGCATGTTGTGGATTTAGGCTTTGCCAATATCGACATGGCCCTGCTCGACCATATCATCAACGACAACATTCCAAGCGGATTCAAAGTGCATGAACGTCCTTTGGCTTCGGATATGGTTGATTGTATGCACCGCGAAATCACGAAGAGGTTTCCTCCATGGATACAATGCTTCAATCTCGATTATGTCATGCGTTCGCTCGGCACTCTTGGCGGTGGCAACCACTTTATCGAGGTTGACGCGGACGACGAAGGACGCAAGTATCTCGTTATACATTCGGGTAGCCGAAATCTGGGCGTGAAGATATGCAACTTCTTTCAGATGTTGGCGACAAAGCAATTCGACAACAGCGCGGAGCGCGAGCGCATAATCTTCGAGCTAAAAGCCTTTGGCAGACAGAATGAGATAAACGACACGTTGCGCCAACTGAAGTCCATTCCAAAGGACTTGGCGTATCTCAGCGGACCTTTGCTTATTGACTACTTCCATTCTATGCGCATTTGCCAGCAATACGCCGACTTGAACCGCCAACTTATGGCGCAAACCATCGTCAAAGGTCTCGGGATAAAGGTGTCGGGCGACTCGTTCACTACTGTGCACAACTACATCGACACCTTCGGCGGCATAATCCGCAAGGGAGCTGTGAGCGCAAAGTGTGGCGAGCCTTTGATTATCCCTCTAAACATGCGTGATGGTTCGCTGCTGTGTACTGGCAAGGGCAACAACGACTGGCTTCAGTCGGCACCGCACGGCGCAGGCAGACTAATGTCGCGCTCGGCAGCCAAAAAGCAGCTCAGCATGAAAGAATACCGCCAGCAGATGCACGACATCTACTCCACATCGGTATGCGAGGCTACTATCGACGAAGCTCCAATGGCGTATAAGTCAGCAGATGAGATAGAGGAGCTTATAGGCGATACCGTGAATGTAGTGAAGCGCATCAAGCCTATATATAACTTTAAGGCGAAAGAATTATAGTGCTCGATGATAAATCCTCTAATGGTAGAAATCAATACATAAAAAGTTATGAGTATTCGTAAAATGAAGAAACAGCTAAAGCGTGATTTCCTTACGCTTCCTGTTATTAGATGTTATGACTCCGTTTCTGTACGAATCGGATATGACAAGACGACAAACACTTCAAAGATAGATGTCACCATCCTTTCGGGTGGACGACGCAGTAAAGTGCATTTCTGTAAGTCATACTTTGAAAGACTAATAGACATACAAAACTCGAAATAAGGATGGATAAAGATTATAAGCGAATAATGCGCTGCGTCGAAATTACAGACCATCGTTCAAAAACTGTCGATGTCAAAAACCTTAGAGTGTCACTATATATGTGTAAGCATATTAAAGTTTCAAAAGGCCTGACACTCAAAGACCTCCTGGGTAGAAAAGAATATATTGGAAGAATATCTGTATTCAAGGCCGATTATTCCGACAAAAAGGAGGAAGATGTATGAGAAAAGCCTTGTGTCTTGCTGTAAGTAAAAAGTGGTTTGACCTTATAGCATCAGGAGAAAAGCGTGAGGAGTATCGGGAGATAAAGCCATATTGGCTAAAGCGCTTGTGCGACAAGTCTACTGGCGAATTTTCGTATTTGTACTCAAGAAATGGGAAATACGTCAATGTAACACTTGGCAATAATTTCAAATCCCAATACACCCATGTCCGTTTTGTGAATGGTTATGGAGCGAAGCGACCGCATCTACAATTTAAGATAGTTTCCATAACTATCGGCAAGCCTCAACGTGGCTTATGTCCGGACGAATTTCTTGACAAGGACTATTTCGTCATCAAGTTTAAGTAATATAATAAGGTGGAGAGAATGCAGCCAAAGCACCTCCACCTTATTATTATTCCATTCCTACATCTTTGTCGTGAGCTGTTGATAAAGCCTCAACTTGCAATTCTTCAAGTGTTTTATCGCTCGCTACGGCATCAAAGACTTTACGAACAGCAAGGTCTGCCATCTGCTGTGTTATATGAATGTAATAACCGATAACCCTCCTTGATTGTGTTACGGTGTCACCGATGCAATATTCAATAATGCTGTCCTTGATGAACAATTGGTTGGCGAGCTGTGCAAAAGTCTTTCTTGCAGAGTAGTAAATGAAGTCCGACTCAATGCCACATAACTTTGCTACCCTTGGAAGACAAGAGTAAAGTATGCGCTGTAATGCTCCACAAGAGCGTTTGTGTCCTATGAACAGCTTTCCGTCTTTCGTCAGCCGGTCAAGGATAGCCCTTGCTTCTGGCTGAATGGCAAACTCCGTGTATGTGACACGTTTCTTTCTTGTTTCAGTCTTGATGCGCTGGAACTTGACTTTGCTGTTACGAAAGTCCTGTGCCATTATATCCTGGAGGTTCATGCCGCATAGGTAGAATGAAAGCATGAATATGTCACGAGCGGTCCCTATCTGTGTTCCTCGCTCTTTCGACAAGTCTATGTCGCGAACCTTTCTTAATTGCTCTAATGTGATGACGCAGTTGCGCCTTGTCGGCTGCGGATCCTCATAGTCGGCATAAGGACTAACATCAAACTCCACAAATTTCTGACGTATTGCGTAGTTGATGACAGTGTGGATGTTCCGCATCTTTATAGAAATTGTGGTTTGTGACAAGCCTCTGTTCTCTTTCAAGAAAAGTTCGAACCGATGCAGGTCGGCAGATGTGAGCAGCTGCAGGAGATAATCAGAGCCGAAAAACATTTCAAAGTAGGTTATTGCATCACGGTATAATCTGAATGTTCCTTCCTTGTAGGCGTTCTTCTTCATGATGAGAAACTTTTCACAAATATCGTGTATGCTTTTCGGTCCGGCATTGCCTTCTGCATCCTCGATGTACTGAACGAGCTGTGAGCAGGTGTAGTATTCCATATCCTCCGCCTTGTCGCAGATGGCGTATATCTTGGTCATCCGTATACGCAGCTGTTGGTTAATATATGATGCGTTGTTTACGCCGACCACCTGTCCGTTCACAATGTTGTCAGGAGAAGGTACAACGAAGCGTGTCACAAAGTAACGTGTCTGGCCCTTGTGAGAAATCGCGATGCGTATCTTATGTGTTCCGTCCGCCAGAACTTTAGCTGGCAGTATTACAACTCGTAGGTTCATATCTTCGACAATAGTTCCGACAACAATTCGGTCCGTGTTTTAATGTCCGACAATAGCCCGACAATAGTTTTCGGTGTACTGATAAATTTGATTGATAGTCATAAGTGGCTGATATTCAAGAAGTACCGCTTAAAATAGAGCTTCTTAAAATAACCCGTCAATGGCTATCGTTATTTTCTTCATATTGGTTATTTGTATGTTTTCGTTT